GACCGTGCCGACGGAAGCGCGCGCATACTTGCTGCCGTTACGCCAGCGCTGGACGCCGCCCGGCTTCCCCTCGCCGTGTGCTGCCTGGACCATGAAGGCGCTGGAAACGGCGTGGTGCTCTGCCTGCGCGGCCACAGTGGTGAGAGGCGTGCGCGCATCGGCACCGACCATGTTCCGCCGCAGGGTGACGAGCGAAGCGGCAGCAACTGCATGCTTCACGCCGCCGGCAACCACGGTGCCCAGCGGCTGCTGCAGGTCGAGCGCGCGCGGCGCTTGGCCCTCGCGCTCTCCGTAGCCGGTCTGCACCAGCGTCGGCGCTACCACGGAGAAGTGGCCGCCCTTCACCCCAGCGCAGACAGTGCGCAGTGGCTCGTCGGCTCGCATAGAGCCGAGCGCATGGCTGCTATTCGCATGCTCAGCGATGAAGGGCGCCAGTTCCGGCGCGGCCAGCATCAGCTCGCCGCGGTTGGCGGCGGTGATGGTACGCATGGGGTCACGCACATCGTGGACGCGGTCGCCGCCCTGGTGCGTCAATGGCACGATGAAGGGATCGGCCGAGTTGATGACGTGGCGCATGACGCCCTTGGCGATGCGGCGCATGGTTGCATCAGCCAGCGGCCGGGCACGGGTGAAGATGGACGGGCAGGGAATGGAGAAGTCCAGGCAGTCGGCAGCGGTGACGCGCGGCGTCTGGCCAGGCGAGGGGCCGTGGCTGGCTTCTGGCCACACGATGGCCTCCCCGTCGCGACGCGCGACTAGGAACAGGCGTTCGCGACTGGTGCCGGCACCGTAGTCGCTGGCCACCAGCCTGCGCCACTCGACCACATAGCCCAGCGCACGCAGCGCGGCCACGAACTGCTGCCAGGTGCGGCCGCTGTGGCGCTTGTCCGGCACCAGCTGCTGGTTCTCGACCGGCACGCACTCGCCGCGCGCTGCAACGGTGCCATCCATCTTGATGACGCGGCCGGTGGCCTTGCAGCGCTTGGCCACCAGCGGACCCCAGGTGAGGATCTGCCAGACGTTCTCCATCGAAATGATCCGCGGCGCGGTGTTGGTGCCGTGCAGGCGGTCAGCACGCAGCAGCTGGCCAACCCACTTCAATACCACCCACGACAGAGCGCGGGTCTTCCGGCTGCGCGGCTGCCCGCCCTTGGCCTGGCTGAAATGGGTGCAGTCCGGGGAGGCATGGAACCAGCCGATGGGGCGGCCGGCCACGTCCACGCGCGGGTCGGCGTGCCAGATATCCTCGCGGTGGTGCTGGGTGAGCGGGTGGTTGGCGGCGTGCATGCCGATGGCCAGCTCGTCGTGGTTGTAGGCCAGGGCGGGATCGATGCCGAGGGCCTGCTTGAGGCCTTCGCTGGCACCGCCGCCGCCGGCGAAGAGGTCGACCACGATTTCGCCCGGGCGCAGGCGGGAGCGCTGCGGCGCGGGGAAGTTGAAGGAGCGGGAGCCGTCGGCCATGTGTGTGCCCTTGAGGTGTTTTCAGATTCGAAGAAGTTGCGGCACCCCATTTCTGGGGTTAGCGTTTGTCCGGGGGAACCACTAAACGGAGTAACTGCTATGACCTACGACCGAGTCAGTCCTGGCACCTGCCGCCTTCCGCACGGCTGGTACGCGGTACTCAACTTCAGCAGCAGCAAATGCTTGGGTGGTGCGCTGATGGCGGCATCGCTGACACCGTTTCCTTCAAAGGGAGCGGCGAGGAAGGTTGCTTGCGTGGCAGCAAAGGCGAGACGCGCGGCGATGCGCAACACAGCGGCAAGGGAGTAAAGCTTTCGCCAGCGAGGAGAGGCTCTGATACGGCTCTGCTGCGGAATCTGCTGACTTTCAACGTGCTTTCCTCCGATTGCTCTAGCGACCGCCTTTAGGCGGTGAGGGTTGGATTGCAGAGAGCTGCCAGGGCTTCAAGCCGATCCGCCTCGGCGGTGTAGTGGGCTGCTCGTTCCTGGCGAACCTTGTGCGAGAACTGCACGTCAGTTAGGGCATGCTCGGCCGCGTCCCGGTTCGCCTTTGCCAGGCGGGCCGGGTCGTGGTCGAAAATGTCGAGCTGGTTGCGCATGCGGTTCCCTGGGATGGGTTGCCGGCGAGTGGAAGTCCGGCCGGCGGCGGAGCCCGGTTGCGCGGGCGGGCGGTTGCTCAGTGCGTGTCGTCGGCGGGCATTGCCCGGCGGCGGCGTGCGTCGGTGCGGCGCTGCATTTCCGCGCGGAAGGCAGGCCAGCAGCGGCGTGCGTCCTTCCAGCCGTGCCAGCCGAAGTACGCGATGCCGCCCAAGGCGAGGAGGACGAAGGTATCGGCGCCGGTGTAGAGGGCGCGGGCGAGGATGCCGACCAGCACGCCGACGATCACGGCGCAGTAGAAGGGCAGGGCCAGGTGGTGCATTACTCGGCCCCGCACAGGAAGCCGGGAGTGGCGCCTTCAAGCCAGACGCGCATGCTGGTCATCTCGCCAGTCGGCTGTTCGTTGTCGTCGTAGTCGGGAACCGGCTTGTCCAGCTCGGCCTCACTGACTTCGCGCGGGTAGCCGTCCTCGCAGGGCTCGCCCAGGTCGTGCTCGTACAGGCGGGCGGCATCCTCGATGGTCGCTGCTGCATAGATGGTCGGCATGTCGTCGACGTAGAAGGCTTTCAGGTTGGTCACGGCTTCTGCTCCTGGGTGACTGCGTAGAACGTGCCGTCAGCGGCGCGGCCGACTTCAACGTGCATGTCGGGGCCGCTGGCCAAGTCGACGCCGATCAAGATCGGTGCCGGGCCGGCGGGCGAGGGGATGTGCGGGATGCCGATCTGCATCTGCGCGAAGAAGTCCTGGTCGGTCACTGGGCGGCGCTCCAGCTGTCGTATGCCTTCACCGCGTGTGCGATGGCATAGAGGCGCCAGTAGAAGTGGAGGGTGTAGTCCTGCATCGAGGACGCGTATTCCCAGGGCTCGCTGAACCTGAACCTGGCGAACCCCGTGTTGCTGTCCGGCTTGTAGTTGTCCATGGCCTCGATGGCCGCAGCCACGGACTCGTTTTCAAGCAACAGCACTTCACTGCGCAGGTCGATCCACAGCTGTGATGCCCACTTCGGCTGGGTGTCGGGTGCGCCGTTCTCGCCATCCACCATGTTGTCGGCAATGAAGCTGTCGAACGACTCCTTCACTACCTGTTCGAGCAATTCCGCTCGGAATTCCTGCATGTCCCCTTTGTTGGCAACACACTTCTCCGCCCAGTAACCGGGGTTGATGGTGAGCGTCTCGGGCGCTTCATCCTTGCGCTGGTCGGTGCGGAAGAACTCGAGCATGTCGGGCAGTCGAGTGAACACGGACTCGCCCATATCGCCCGTGATCGCCAAGTAGCCCGGCCAGGTGATGATGTCGAAGCGGTAGATGCTGCTACCGCCCCTGCTGAATTTCAGATGGCGGTAGAGGCCGTTGTTCTGCAGCACCTCCATCTGATGTTCAGCGGTGTCCGCGCGGAATCGAGTGAGCGTCCTTGACTGGTTGTCGGCCTTGAGGTTCACGCGGCACCGCCTTGCGCGCGGCGCGGGCCACGGCGCAGCGAGTGCTTCATGCGGCTGATGGCAGCCGCGGCGCTGCCGCCGCGCAGGAAGTCGAGCCGTGCCAGGTCGGCGACGGTGTTGGCGAAGTCGGGGCGGTGACCGATGCGCAGGGCGGCGAGTCGGACGGCGTCGGCGACGGCGCGGCCGCGCTGCTGCGGGCCTGCCAAGATGGCGACGGCGCTCATGCCGCGTCCTTGCCGCTCAGGGCGTCGGTGTACTGCTGGGCGGTGCTGCTGTTGATGCGCAGCGCCTGGGCCGCGCGCTGCAGCTCAGCGGCGAGCTGGTCGGCTTCGGCCGAGTCCAGGTAGAGGTTGGCGAATCCCATCTTGAGGGCGACAACGCCCGCGTCGGGCATTGCGAGGGCGCTGGGCGCCACTTTGTTCGGACCAAGAAGCACGCTGGCCATGTGTGATCTCCTGCGCCCGGCCCCGGGATGGGGCTGCGTTGAGCGACGGGGCTAAGATCACACAATGTGATTATTGATGCAACACGAAACGTGATGTTTGGCGATGCATTTTCTGAACGGCGGTAGTTCCGTTCAGAAAAGGAGGGGTTTGGCTAGTCGAACTGGTTCCGGATCAGGCCCGCGTCTTCGAAGGACACGTCGTCTCGGATGCACTCGCGGGCGCGGTCCAGATTGCGGTGCAGCTCGATCAGGTCGTCATCGCCGAGGTCATCTATCGATGCGTGCCCCAGCGTTGCCTGGTCGATGATCAGTTGAACGCCGAACGGGCCATAGACCTTGGCCAACGTTCGGATCATGCGCAGATGGCTCTCGCGTGCGACAGCATCGAAGTGTGCGGAGCGCTTCCCTGTTGCCGGGCGGGGCGCAGGCTGTTTGTCAGGCGCGGCGCTTATCCGCTCCATCAGCTTGTGCAGCAGCTCGTCCGTTTTGCTCATGTGTTGCATTTCCCCTGTGTAGATCGCGCTTCTCGCGCCATGCTGCGAAATCCACCAGGTTCCGCTGATCAGCGGGGCGTTGGTCGGTCAAGATCCATTCGTACACATCGGCAAACAGATCGGCATCCGTCTCGATATTGAAGGCCTTGCCCAGCACTCCGAACGCCTTGTCCAGGAACTGGTGGGTTTCGGCAAGGATTGCAGGAACGGGTCGCGGGACCTGAGACGCCGGCACCTCACCGAACAGGGAAGCAATGCTCACGCCGAGTGCGTTTGCCAACAACGGCACTTCCGACACCTTCGGCTCGCGCGCGCTGGCAGCAGAAGACTCGTAGTTGGCGATGCGGCTTTGGCCCGACCAGCCGCAGGCGAGCGCCAGAGCTTCTTGGGTCATGCCGGCTTTGATCCGGGCGGCGCGGAGGTTGTCGGAGAAGGCCATACCGGGATTCTTCACGGTATGTGATGCGGTGCTAACACGAATTGTGTTGCTTAGAGGATCACGATATGTGATGCTCCTCGCATGGACGCTCTCGATAAAGCCGTAAAAGCCGCTGGTGGCGTGACTTCTCTCGCCGCTGCCCTTGGTGTTCGCCAGAGCGCCGTCAGCAACTGGAAATCCCGGTCCAGCATCCCCGCGGCCCAGGTCTTGGGAATCGAGCGGGCCACCGGCGTTTCCCGGCATGAACTGTGCCCGGAGATCTTCGGTGCCGCCGCCGACCTTGCTCCGGTCACCAAGCAGCAGCTGCTGGAAAAGCTCGGCCTCAGCACCGACGCCCACCTGGCCATCGTGCTGTCCCTGCCGGTCGAGCAGGTAGCGCTCTGGCCGAGCGCTGGCGCCGTGCCCGCGCTGCCGCAGGTTCTGCGTCTGCTCGGCATTGGCGACCAGGTCTCGGTCGCCCCGGTCAGCCTCGACCCCGATGCCGACCGCATTGGCCCTGTCGACACCGCCTGAAAGGCCATCCCTGGCCGTCGTCCCTGAGTTGTCTCTGTCCATGGTGCCCATCGTGCGCCGTCCGGGCCCAGCCCGAAACCCTGAAACACCGTCCCTCCCAAGGTGACCCGATGACCTGCCGTACCTCCTCGCTCAACTGGCTCGACAACCTCTACAACTCCGTGCGCGAGACGCCGGGTGGTGTGGAAGCTGCTGCCGCGTACCTGGCCCAGCGCCGGGGCAAGTCGATGCACCCCGAGACGCTGCGCGCGAAGCTGCGCGGTCTGGAGGGTGAGTCGGTGACGCTCCAGATCGCCGAACTGCTGACCGAGTGGATGCAGGAACAGGCCGGCGGCGGTGAGCGCGCGCTGGGCTGGCTGCAGTCGCTGGTAGCGCGCTTCGGCATGGCCGCCGACGTGGTGCCGCCGGCGCCGGAAGGTGGTTGGTCCGACGAGATCGGCGCCATCCAGATGAAGCTGCTGGAGATCACCAGCCGGGTGGGGAAGCTGTCCGGCACGGCCGTGGAGGCCATCGCCGACTCGACCATCACGAACGCCGAGGCCGAGCAGATGATTGCGGAGATCCGCGCGCTGCGCACGATGGCCAATCGCCTGGAGCGCAACGTCGCGCGTGCTGCAGCGAAGGGGAGGGTGGCCCGATGAACGAGCTGGCCCGCTCCACCGATTCCAAGAGCAGCCACGCAGCTGCCGAGGACCTGATCGCGTCCGGCAAGCTTCTGGACCAGCAGACGCGCGCTGCAGCAGCAGTGCACCGCCACCCTGGCCAGAGCAGCCTGCATCTGGCCGCACTGACCGGCCTTGACCGCCACATGCTCGGCCGTCGCCTGCCGGAGCTGGCCCGCCAGGGGAAGATCTGGCGCGGCCCTGCAGCGCCGTGCGCCACGACGGGCAAGAGCGCCTGCACGTGGTTCCCGGTGGCACCGGGCGAAAACCTGTCGCTGGGGCTCTGACATGTCGACCATCATCATGTCGCAGTGCTGGCCGCTGCAGGGCTTGAGCGTCACGCAGAAGGCCGTGCTGATCTCTCTGGCCGACCAGGCGAACGACGACGGCGTGTGCTGGCCCGCAGTGGGCACCATCGCCACGCGCTGCTGCATGTCGCCGCGCGCTGTTCGCACCGCCATGGATCATCTTGAAGTCGTTGGCCTGCTGACCCGCGCCCATCGCTTCAACAGCAGCACGGTCTACAACGTCACTCCGGCGAACTTCGACACGGCAGCAGCGCCGTCCAAGGGCTCTCGCAAGGCTGGTAAATCGGGTGCTGCATCGGGCGCAGGTGCTGCGCCCCATGCAGGGGGTGCGCCCGGTGCAGGTGGGGATGCGCCCGCTGCAGGAGGGGATGCACCGGGCGCAGGTCTGGAGGTGCGCCCCGTGCCGCCTAACCGTCATATAACCACCAATGAACCGTCAGAAGAACCGTCATTTCCGGCGGGCCTGTCGGCCGCGCCGCCGGTGGTGGATCCAGAGACCGAACTGCAGACCGCATGCCGTGCCACGTGGGCGGCCTACGCAACCGCCTACCGGGAACGGCACGGCGTGGCACCCGTCCGGAACGCGAAGGTCAACGCCAACGTGAAACAGCTGGTGCAGCGCCTTGGGCATGCCGAAGCTCCGGCGGTCGCCGGCTGGTTCCTGACGGTCAACGAGCGCTACGTGGTGCAGAACATGCACGACTTGGGTTCGCTGCTGGCGAAGTGCGAGGCCTACCGCACGCAGTGGGCCACCGGCCGGCAGATGACCGCGGCAAGCGCCCAGCAGCAGGACCAGACCCAGAGCAACGCCAACGCCGCAGACGAGGCCAAGGCAAAGCTGCGCCAGCTGAGGGGGGCGACCAATGCTCACTGACGCCGAGCAGGATCAGCTGGTGGACATGCTGGCCACTACCGCCGAGGTCATGGGCGAGAAGATCAGCCCCAACGCGGCGACCTACATGGTGCTGGACCTGCTGAGCTACCCGCTGCCGACGCTGGCTCGCGCGCTGACCGCCTGCCGCCGCGAGGTAAAGGGCCGGCTCAGCCTGGCCGCGATCATGGAGCGCATCGATGACGGCCATCCGGCCCCGAACGAAGCGTGGGCCGTAGCCATCCGCGCCGCTGACGAAGCTGTGACGCTAGTGTGGAGCGAGGAGACCCGGGATGCATGGACCGCGGCGCTGCCGCTGGTGGAGGCGGGCGACAAGATCGCAGGCCGGGCGGCATTCCTGGAGGTCTACACCAGGTTAGTGAAGGAGGCGCGCGCTGCAGGCGCCTGCGCCGTCTACCAGCCGTCGCTCGGCCACGACGCTGGTGCACGGGACGCCGCGCTGCAGCAGGCGGTCAACGCTGGCCGCTTGGCGCATGAGCAGGTTGCCGAGTATCTGGCGCTGCCGGCGGCCACGCCTGCGTTCAACCCGCTGGCGCTGCTGGCCGGCCGGGTGGAGCCCAGCCCGGAGGCGAACGAGCGTACCCGGAAGCGGCTGGCCGAGATCGCCGAGCTGTTCGGTTCCAGCCAGGACGCCGCGGCATGAGGCAGGACCACGTCGAACTGGAAGTGCGCCCGGTGTCCGAGCCGGTGGCAGTGGCCGGCTGGTATCTGGCCTATGGCTACGGGATCAAGCCGCTGGTGCTGTACGCGACCCGTGGCATGACCGTGTGGCGAGATGGCATGCGCCAGATCCCGATCACCTGGTACGTCGGCCCGCTGCCGGAGCAGCGCTGATGTGGTCGAAGGCACCGCCGCCGAACAAGGAAGAGTCGGCCCGGATCGAGCTGGCCAAGACGGGGCCGTGCATGGCCTGCCTGGCGCTGCAGATGCAGGACCTGTTGGAGCCGACGCTGGTGGTCTACGGCTGCGACTACAACCACGCCAAGAGCGGGAACCTGCGGCGCGGCCACGTGTTCGGCTACGCGCTCTGCAAATGGCACCACATGCGCTACCCGATGGAGCGGAACAGCTTCGCGACGATGCGCCAGATCTACGGCCCGAGTCTGCTGGATGGCTCGCGGACCTTCCACGCGACGTACGGCTCCGACGACGAGCTAATCGCCAACCAGACCTACATTAACGAACTGAGGGCAGCAGCATGAAGAACCCGAAGGCCCTGGCGCCGAGGTTGAATCCCCAAGTGGCGCCCCGCGAGCGGCGCATGGACCACAACACCGTTTCCCGCCCGCGGCGGCTGAAGGCGCGGCCTTCGGCGGGAGGACTGCCGGAGACGGTGGAGCAGTTTGAGGCGCGAGGCGGGCAGGTGCAGCGTCTGACGGCCAGCTGGGAGCAAGCAGCATGAGGGGCAGCGCAGTAAAGGAGTTCCTGTCGGAACTGGGACACCCCCTCGCAACCCGGATCATCGACTGGAAGCCCATCGCTGACGCGCCGCAGGACGGCGCCCGGCTGATGCTGTGGGACTCGGTGATCAAGCGGCCGGTGTTCGGCAGCTGGCGCGGTGGCAACCCGGCGATCACGCACTATGCGGCCGAGCCGGCCGGCCCGGAGGTGGCACGGTGAGGCGCGTGGTTGGAATTGACCCGGGTTGCAGCGGCGCCATCGTGCTGCTGGCCGGCGACCGCGACCTGGTGCCGGTGGAGTGGATGCGTGCCCCGCTTGTGCGGCTGGGGAAGTCGAGCCGACTCGACTCCGCCGCGCTGGCGCGGTTCCTCGGGCACCACGACGTGCAGCACGCCTACATCGAGCAGGTCCACAGCATGCCCCGCCAGGGTGTGGCTTCTTCCTTCGGGTTCGGACATGCCGCAGGGGTGGCTGAGGGCGTGGTGGCAGCGCTGATGATCCCGACCACGCTGGTGACGCCGCAGGCGTGGAAGAAGCGGGCGGGCCTGATCGGCGCGGACAAGGATGCGGCCAGGTCGCGCGCTGTGTAGCTGTGGCCGGCATGGGATGCGCTTGGGAAGAAGGCAGAGGGGCAGGCGCTGGCCGATGCGGCGCTGATCGCTCGATTTGGCGCCGCGCAGTAAGGGGTGGTCGCGGCCGCTGCGACGGGCGCGCGCAATGCTGGGCGAATGGACCTGACCCGCTATGACGACAAGGCGCTGGAGCTGCTGAGCAGCCTTCAGCAGGAGATAGCCGAAATGCGATGGAACCGGGCGTGGACGGCACCGGACCAGCGCGGGGAGGCCGAGCAGGCGCTGCGCCGATCACGCGCGCTGCGCCGCGAAATCAACCGACGAGATCGATTAAGGGGTAGGGGATGAAAGACGCACGCGAGCTGCTGTCCAGCGGGACGGGCCCGAAGGCAATGAGTTATGACGGCAGCCCTGGCGGGCCGTCTTCGCAGGAGATCGTGGCAGCCCTGGCATACGTCCACCACGGGCTGGGGCGTGAGCTGATGGAGGCGCTGTGGTGGCCCGAGAGTGGGGCGCGCCGTCGTGAGCAGCTGCGGCAGGAGGTGATCGCCTTGGTGGCGCCTGAGTTCACGCGCCAGATGCATGCCCTCGCAGATGCCAGGACGAACTTCGGCATCGCCAAGGCCAGCATCGGCTGGGGCGGTGGCCAGACCACCGATGTGCAGCGCCGGGAACTGCGGCGCACGGAGCAGGCGCTGGAAGATGCGCGCGCTGCTGCGTGGCCGAACAACACCATGGAACAGCTGGGCGTGCTGGCGGGAGCGGTCATCGTTGAAATGGCGGAATGCTGCGAATGCCAGGACTGCGAGGGAGAGAGGGTCATCCGCGATCCGGCAGTTGCTGGGGTCCTGAAATGCCAGCGCTGCGGCGGGAGCGGGCGCGAGCCGTTCAGTGGGCGCAAGCGCGGCACTTCTATCGGCGCAGACTGCTCGGCGTACAGCAGGTTCTGGCGGCCAGTCTACGAATGGATGCTGGCCAACTTCCGCGCTGCTGAGTCGCGCGCTGCCGCTGAGTTCAACAAGGCTCTGTCCAGGGCCGCATAACGATGACTTCCTAGGTCATCGAAAAAGGGGGCATTCTTGCCACCATCCAATCGCAAGCCCCGGCCAGCCGGGGCTTTTTCTTTGCCCGCGTCCCAGCCGGACTAACTCTCGTGCCCAGCCGGCGCTAGGGGCGGGCACCTATCAACCGGGAGGGGCATATGCCGAACCGGACAAGCAACGGGGCCACCATGAAGGACGAAATCATCGGCACCGCCGCAGGTGCTGCAGCGAAGGCTGTGCCACCGGTGACGGTGGCTGGCGCGGTGGCCGCAGGTGCGAACCTCGACCGCGTGGTGGTGGTGCTGACGATCATCTATCTGGTCGCCCAGATCAGCTACCTCGGGTGGCGCTGGATCCGCGAGTGGCGGCAGAGGGCTCAGGCATGAAGTCCAAGCTGATCGGCGTAAGCGCCGCTGCGGTGATCGCCTTGGCCGGAACTGCGCTGGTGAAGCCTTGGGAAGACTGGTCGCCCACGCCATACATCGACATTGTGGGTGTGAGCACGTATTGCTATGGCGACACCAGCCGCCCGGAGAAGGCGGTCTACACCGAGCAGGAATGCGCAGCAAAGCTCAATAGCCGTCTCGGGGTCTACCTGACCGAAGTCAGCCAGTGCATCAAGGTGCCGCTCGGTGAACGTCAGTGGGCGGCGGTGCTGAGCTGGACCTACAACGTCGGCGTGGCAGCAGCCTGCAACTCGACGCTGGTGCGCAAGATCAATGCTGGCCAACCTGCAGCGGCTTGGTGCCCTGAACTGGAGCGCTGGGTCTACGCGGGCGGTAAGCGCGTGCAGGGGCTGGCCAATCGCCGTGCTGCTGAGCGCGCCATGTGCGAGGGCCGGCCATGACGCACCCTGCAGCGGTACTTGCCGGGTTCGTCCTCTGGTCCGCAGCCATGTTCGGCGCAGGCTGGGCGTGGCGCGGTGACCGGGCCGAGGGCAATGAGGCCCTGACCCAGGTGGCAATTGGTAAGCAAGCCTTACAGGTTGAGCAGCAGGCCCGCTCCGTCGAACACAAGCAGGCCGAAGACTTGGCCGCCATCGGAGAGAAGTATGAAGAAGACCGCACCGCGGCCCAGGCCGTCCCAGCTGCTGTTGTGGCTGATCTGCGCGATGGTCGTCTCCAGCTGCGCGACGACCTCGCCACCTGCAGCACCAGCCTCCTGTCCCAAGCCGTCGCCGGCGCCGTCGAACGTGACCAAGAAGCCCAACTACGAGCAGAGGTCGCGGGCGCTCTTGTTCAAGTCGGACGAGACGCCGACGACCACGTTCGTGCCTGCCAAGCGGTGATCGAGGTGGATCGTGAGCGATAGCCGGCTCGACAAGCTGCTTGGTTTAGCCGAGCAGCAGCACGCGACCATCCTGGAGCAGGGCAAGCAAATCGCCGAGCTTGGAGTGCACGTCGGCCTGCTGGTCCAGGCTGTTGCACAGCTGCTGGGCGAGGAAGCTGGGCTGCCGGTGGAGGATGAGGGATCCGGATCTGAGCGGCGTGACCTGGATGGGAATACCTACTGATGCCACGTCTCCGCACTGTCCCTCCGCGCATCACCGCTGTGTCGACGCGGATCAAGAGCGTGACTCCAGGAAGCTGGCGCGGCGCGGAGACGAGCAGCGCCAAGCGCGGCTATGGATACCGCTGGCAGAAGTATCGAGCTGGCTTTCTTGAGGCGCATCCGCTGTGCGTGATGTGTGGCGCGCAGGGGCGGGTGGTGGCGGCGTCGGTCGTCGATCACATCACTCCCCATCGGGGCGACCACCGCCTCTTTTGGGATCCGAAGAACCACCAGCCGCTGTGCAAGCCTTGCCACGACGGGACAAAGCAGAGTCTGGAGCGGAGCGCGTCGCGAGCGTGAAACACGCCTGAGCCAACGGCCATTCGCGCGTGTTCCACGCGCCCAACCGCTCGCCGTACGGTAGGGGGCATCAAAAGTATGGGGGCGATTCGGACCTAGACCGCGTCCCCCCGCACGCGTGGAAAAAAATCCCGCAGGAATGGAAATCAGCAAATGGCAGGTGTCAAAGGCAAGAGCGGCGGCGCGCGTAAGAACGCAGGCGGCGCAAGGCCTGGCGCCGGTCGAAAGCCAAAGCTTTCAACGCCCGCGCCGCCTAAGAAATCAGCAAATACGAAGGCCGCCGCGGGGCCGGCCAAGAAGGCCGCTGCGGTAGAGGTCCAGCTGGAGCCCCAGCCGAAAGGCGGTGCCTTGAAGCGCACCAAGGCTGTCGCTGTCGAGCAGGAAGAGACGGACATGCTCACCCTGCTCCAGCGGATCGCCCTTGGCCAGGTCGCGGCTACGGCTATTCAGGTTAAGGCTGCCTCTGCCGCATTGCCCTATACCCACGCGAAGAAGGGTGAGGGCGGCAAGAAGGAGGAGCGGCAAAAGAAGGCCGAGGCGGTGGCGGGCCGATTCGCCCCCTCTGCGCCACCCCGGCCGAGGATGAACTGATATGGGCGTGCCGCTCTATACGACCGCATGCCCCGACTGGGCCGAGAGGCTGGTGGCCGGGCAGTCGATCATCCCGCCACCGATCTATCCCGTTCAGGCCCAGGAGGCGCTGGCGGTGTTCAAGCAGCTGCGTATCGTCGATGCGCCCGGCAGCCCGACCTTTGGTGAGGCATGCGAGTCATGGGTTTTCGACTTCGTCGCGGCCATCTTCGGCGCATACGACGCTGAGACCGGGCGCCGGCTGATTCGCGAAGTGCTGATGCTTATCCCCAAGAAGAACAGCAAGTCCACGCTGGCGGCTGGGATCATGGTGACCGCGCTGATCCTGAACTGGCGCGTGTCGGCTGAGATGATCATCCTGGCGCCGACGGTGGAGATCGCGAACAACGCTTTTGCTCCAGCGCGGGACATGATCAAGGTCGATGACGACCTGTCCGAGCTATTCCATGTGCAGGACCATGTGCGCACCATCACCCATAGAACGATGGGAGCCACCCTGAAGGTGGTTGCCGCAGACAGTGAAACTGTCGGTGGCAAGAAGGCGAGCTGGGTTCTGATCGACGAGGAATGGCTTTTCGGCAAGCGGCCAAATGCTGAGGCGATGTTTCGCGAGGCAGTCGGTGGGTTGGCCTCAAGGCCTGAAGGGATCGTCATCAAACTGACGACTCAGTCCGACGAGCCACCGGCTGGCGTGTTCAGACAGGACCTGCAGCGCATGCGGGACGTGCGCGACGGAAAGATCCTGGACCCCCAGTCGCTGCCCGTGCTGTACGAGCATCCGCCGGAAATGGTCAGCGCAGGTGATCACCTGAAGCTGGAGAACATGCCGCTGGTGAACCCCAATTTCGGGGTCTCTGTGGACTCGGAGTTCCTGCGACGTGAGTACGAGAAGGCCGACCAAGCTGGCGAGCATTCCCTGCGGGGCTTCTTGGCCAAGCATGCCAACGTCGAGGTAGGGCTGAACCTGCGCTCGGACCGCTGGGCCGGAGCTGACTTCTGGCTGCAGCAGGCCAAGCCGGAACGCGTGGCAACACTGGATGACCTGCTACAGCGCTGCGAGGTTGTCACCAGCGGAATCGACGGCGGTGGCCTCGATGATCTTCTGGGTCTGGTTGCTGTCGGACGTGAGCGCGGAACGCGAAAGTGGTTGGCCTGGGCCCACGCATGGGCGCATGAGATCGTTCTGCAGCGCCGCAAGGACATTGTCACCAAGCTTCAAGAGTTTGAGGCGGCAGGCGACCTGACAATTGTGAAGCTGCCGGGACAGGATGTTGACCAGGTCGCTGATGCGATCTGCAAGATGAAAGCAGCAGGACTGATGCCGGAGGAGAACGCCATCGGCGTTGATCCGGCCGGCATCGGTGCGATTGTCGACGAACTGACCACGGAGTCCCGCGGGGTCGATCTAAAGCAGATCGTAGCGGTGTCTCAGGGCTGGAAGCTCAATGGCGCCATCAAAACGACCGAGCGCGCCTTGGCCGGTGGCGACCTGATCCACGCCGGCCAGCCGCTTATGGCGTGGTGCGTTAGCAATGCAAAGGTGGTTCCTGCCGGTAACGCCATCACGATCACCAAGCAGGTCAGCGGCACGGCAAAGATCGACCCGCTGATGGCCCTGTTCAACGCGGTTTCGTTGATGGCACTCAATCCATCTGCTCGTGGCCCCTCCGTGTACGAGAGCCGCGGCATCAGATTCCTATAAGGAACCACATGTCTCGTTTCAATGCCGAAGCCCTGGCGTCTCTGGACCGGTACTGGAACCCGCCAGCGGCCACTGAGTCACCTTCGACGCCTGGCGCGCGCGCTGAGGCCGGTCACTTCTCCGGGATGAATGATCCCGCCCTGCTGGAGTTCATGCGGTCCCGTGGCGGTCATGGCGGTTGCAGCTTCCAGCTACGCAACATGGCGGTGCTGAGGTGCCTATCCCTGATCTGCGGGACCATCGGCATGCTGCCGCTGAACCTTGTTGAGTCGGGCGGGAAGAAGCGGATCGCGACTGAGCACCCCGCGCATCGCCTGCTCAAGATCAAGCCGAATCCGTGGCAGACGCCGTTGGAGTTCAAGCGGCAGATGGAGCTGGCCCGCCAACGGCACGGCGATGGTTACGCGAGAATCATCTGGTCCGCCGGCCGGCCCATCCACCTGATACCGCTGGACTCCCTCGCGGTTCGCGCTGAGCTCGGCGACGACTGGCGGATGATCTACCGGTACAACAGCAAGAAGCGCGGCGAGGTAATCCTCAAGCAAGAGGAGGTTCTTCACATCCGGGATCTGTCCGTGGATGGCGTGACTAGCCTGTCCAGAATGAAACTGGCAGACCGGGCCATCCGCCTGGCACTGGATGCGGAACATGCAGCGAGCCGGATCTTTGAGACTGGCAACATGGCTGGCGGCGCCATCGAGGTGCCGAATGCGCTCAGTGACGTGGCGTATGACCGGATGCGCAACTCCCTGGACACCGAGTATTCCGGTGCCGCTGCAGCACAGCGCTGGATGCTGCTGGAAGAGAATGCGAAGGCCAACAAGTTCGGCAGCACCGCGCAAGAAGCCCAGCACGTCGAGAACCGCAGCGCGCAGGTGGAGGAAGTGGCCAGGCTGTACGGAGTTCCACGCCCGCTGCTCTTTCTGAGTGACACCAGTTGGGGCACAGGCATCGAGCAGCTGGGGATCTTCTTCCTTCAGTACACGATGCTGGAGCACTTCACCAACTGGGAGCAGGCCGTTGCGCGTTCGCTGATCGCCGAGCGGGACCTGGAGCGCTTCCAGCCGAAGTTCAATGTGCGGGCGCTGATGCGCGGCACGCTCAAGGATCAGGCGGAGTTCTTCAAGGCCGCTCTCGGCTCGGGCGGCACGGCGCCGTTCCACTCGCAGAACGAGGTCCGCGACCTGCTGGACTACCCGGAATCGGATCAGCCCGGGGCCAACGACTTGGTCAACCCCATGACACAGAAGGGAAAGAGCAATGAGCCTTCGGCAGCTGCCTGAAATCCGAGCCGAGCGACGACTCGGCGCCGCCCAGTTCGACATGCGTCCCGACGCCTTGGAGCGCTGGGAGCCCGAAGTACGGGCCGCCGGCAACGACGCGAATAGCATCTCGATCTATGACTCCATCGGCGAGAACTGGGAGGGTACTGGCGTCACCGCCAAGCGGATCAGTGCTGCCCTGCGAGCCATTGGCGATAAAGACGTGGTGGTGAACGTCAATTCGCCCGGTGGCGACTTCTTCGAAGGCGTTGCGATCTACAACCTGCTGCGTGAGCACCCCGGCCGTGTGACCGTGCAGGTCATGGGCCTCGCTGCCTCGGCCGCGTCGGTGATCGCGATGGCTGGCGACGAGATCCTGATGGGCGACGGGTCGTTCCTGATGATCCACAACGCTTGGGCAGTGGCCATCGGCAATCGCCACGATATGGCTGACGCAGCAAAGCTGCTGGAGCCGTTCGACGCGGCCATGGCGAAGGTGTACGCCGCCCGCACGGGCATCTCCGAAGCCGAAGCTGCCCGGATGATGGACGAAGAGACCTGGATCGGCGCCGCCCAGGCGTTAGGCGATGGCTTTGCCGATGGCCTTCTGGACGGGGCAGCCGCGACCAAGGATGCCAAGCAGGCATCTGGTGGGCGCAAGGCCTTGGCCTTGGTCGAGGCGGCAATGGCGAAGGCTGGGCACTCCCGTTCCATGCGACGCGACACCCTGAAGTCACTGTTCAACGGCAAGCCGAGCGCTGCCGGATCCGCTACGCCGAGCGCTAGCGACAACGAAACCTCGGCCCTGTTGCAGGGCCTTCTCGACAACCTCAGAGCCTAAAGGGCCGACACATGACCAAGATGACCCACGGCCGCATCCCGCGCGGCCTCGTTTCCGTGCACGCCGACGGCGGCAACCAGCCGGACGTCAAAGCGCTGGTGGAGAGCCTGAACAAGGCGTTCGCCGACTTCAAGGCCGAGCACAACAAGCAGCTGGACGAGATCAAGAAGGGCAACGCTGACGGGCTTCAGGCCCTGAAGGTCGACAACATCAACGCCGATATCACCCGCCTGCAGGCGGCCGTGGACCAGGCCAACACCCAGATGGCCGCGTTCCAGATGGGTGGCGGCAGCGCCGGCAGTGGTGTTGCCGATGCCGAATACACCGAGTCGTTCCGCGCCCACTTCCGCAAGGGTGAAGTGCAGTCCGCCCTCAACAAGGGCGCCGCCGACGAGGGCGGTTACCTGGCGCCGGTTGAATGGGACCGCTCGATCACCGACCGTCTGGTGATCGTTTCGGACATGCGTCAGCTGGCGAACGTCCAGCCCTGCTCGGGTGCAGGCCTGACCAAGCTCTACAACACCGGTGGCACATCCTCGGGCTGGGTGGGCGAGGAAGATGCGCGCCCGGAAACGGCCACGTCCAAGCTGCGCCCCCTCAGCTTTGGCTGGGGCGAGATCTACGCCAATCCGGCCGCGACCCAGCAGCTGCTGGACGATGCCGAGATCGACCTGGAGGCCTGGCTGGCCGGTGAAGTGGAGCTGGAATTTGCCCGCCAGGAAGGCGATGCCTTCTTCTCGGGCAACGGCGTCAACAAGCCGTTCGGCATCCTGACCTACGTGGAAGGCGGCGCCAACGCGGCCAAGCACCCGTTCGGCGCCATCAAGGCTGTGAACAGCGGCGTGGCTGCCGGCATCAACGGCGACAGCATCATCGACCTGGTGTACGACCTGCCGTCGGCCTTCACGGCCGGCGCGAAGTTCTCGATGAACCGCAAGACCCAGGGCACGGTGCGCAAGCTCAAGGACGGGCAGGGAAACTACCTGTGGCAGCCGTCGCTGGTGGCCGGCCAGCCCTCCACCCTCGCCGGATTCCCGGTGCAGGATGTGGCGGCGACGCCGGATGTGGCCGCCAACGCTATCGCCATGCTGTTCGGCGACTTCAAGCAGACCTACACGGTGTACGACCGCAAGGGCGTACGGGTGCTGCGCGATCCGTACACCAACAAGCCGTACGTGATGTTCTACACCACCAAGCGCGTGGGCGGCGGCGTGCACAACCCCGAGCCGATGCGTGCCCTCAAGATCGCCGAGTAATCGGGCCTACAGCGACCGGGCGGCATAGCGCCGCCCGGTTTCCATTTTCTGATCTGGGAGCCGCAATGGCCAAATTCATCAAGCCCTTCCGTGGAGTGCCGGAAGGCGAGATCTACCCTGTCCAGTTCGTTGCCGGTGAATCGTGCCCGCCCGAGCTGGAAGCCGGTGCGCTGTCCGTCGGCGCGATTACGCTGAGCCCGGCGCCTGCGACGATCCTCTTGGGATCGGATCTGCAGCCTGCAAAGTTCCATTTCGAAGAGGGTGTCGAGGTCCTGCTTGGCGAAGTGGTTGAGCTCGCGCATGGCGCCTCGGGCCTTTCTGCCGAGGACTGGAACGCTCTGAGTGTGGCCACGCGCGAATCGGCAATCGCCGAAGTGGTGCAGCGCCTTTCGGCGGAGGCAGACGAGAAGAAGGCCGCTGCCGCTGGTGCGGCCGTCGCTCCAGCGGCGGGCGCTGATGAGACGCCGACCGGCGACAAGGCTGCTCTGATCGTGAAGCTGGAAGCGGCGAGCATCCCCTTCGACAAGCGCTGGGGCGTGGAGAAGTTGGCTGCTGCACTGGCCGAGGGCAAGAAGGACTGATATGGCCATCGTCTCTATCGCACAGGCCCGCTCGCATGTGCGGGTGGAGGCGGACTATCCGGTGGAGCAGTTGGAGGATGCTATTGCCGGCGCAATCGACGCCGCGCAGGCGTACCTCAATCGCAGTGTCTACGAGAGTGCCGATGACCTGGCCGCTGCGAGGGCGCTGTACCCGGCAGCAGTGGGGGCGGCAGCGGCTGCCAGGGACCAGTCTCTGGCCGATGCAGTCTTCATCGAGAGCGACGACGAGCGCGCGGCGACCATTCGGATTGCGAAAGTGTCCTACCAGGAGGCCGTGAAGTTAGCTGAGGCAAGCGTCCACGGGGCGGTCGTCAACCCCAGCATTGTCTCGGCGGTGTTGCTCACTATCGGCCATCTGTACGCGAATCGGTCAGACGTGGTCGTTGGAGCTACGGCGGTAGAGCTTCCCCTGGGCGCCAGGAATCTCCTGCGCCCTTATCGAAGGGTGATGATGCCATGACGCTTCAAGATGGGGAGCTGCAGCATCGAATCCGGTTTGAGCGCAAGACCGTGACGCGCGACCAGCTGGGCGGTCCGGACAAAGCGACATGGGTTGAGGTCGTGTCCATCTGGGCGAAGGCGATCAACAACCTTGCAGCGACAACGGAGGCTGTGGCTGCAGGTGCGGAGCGCTATAGGGAGCAGGTGCGGTTCGATATCCGGCCGAGAAACGTTGATCCGCAGTGGCGAATCGTGTTCCGGGGCCGGAACTTCGACATCAAGAGCATCGCCCCCAGCAATGACGGCAGTGAGATGGCGATCATCGCCGTGGCAGGGCTGAGCAATGGCTGATCAGATATCGATTCAGGGTCTGGAGGGCCTGCTACGTTCGCTACGAGAGGCGCCCAAGGCAATGCAGGGCAGGGCAGTGCAAGCCGGCATGCGCAAGGGCGGCAACATCATCCGCGATGATGCCCGACGCAGGGCGCCGAGAGCATCGGGGTTCATGGCCTCGCAGATCGTCACCCGCCGGGCCAATGCAAAGACGCGGCAGCGAGCCGGCGTCGGGCAGGGCGGAGAGTATTTCACCGTTGGGGTGAAGACTGGTCGGCGTCGCAAGTTCGCCAACACCAAACGAAACCGGCGTAACGGCCGCGCGGGGAAGGTCTACGAGGAAACCGGGTGGGCTTATTACTGGCGCTTCGTTGAATTCGGGACAAAGAAGATGCGGGCCTCGCCGTTCCTGACGCCCGCTGGCGAAGCCAAGGGCCCGGAGGCTGCACAGGTGGTTATCGACGAGACCTGGGCGGCACTCGATAAGCAACTGAAGAAGGAGGGCTGGCGATGATGGTTCCTCTGGTTCAATCGCTGATGCAGGGCGCTGAGGCGGTCCGGCAGCTGCTTGGCGATCCCGTCAGGCTGTGGCCCGGTAATGCGCCCCAAGACACGCCACTCCCTTACGCAACGTGGGACGTGGTCGGCGGCTCACCTGCCGCGAGCATGTCCGAGCCGCCCCCGGCCGATGGCTGGCGGGTCCGCATCACCGTATGGGGTGACAGTCTCAGCCAGGCCAACGCGGTCGCCGTGGCCATCCGCGCCGAGGTAGAGCGCGTTGGCAGCATCGAATCGTACAACCCGACGCCCGACAGCGACGACACCGACGCGATGGGCATTTCCTTCGACGCGCGCCTGCTGCAGATCCGCTAGCGGCGCAAGGATTCTTCTATCCGCCGGCGCTAGCCGGTTTTTTTATGCCCGGCTATCGGGCTCAACCAAAGAGGTAAACCGCAATGGGCGTTTTGAAGTCCAAGCACTCCCAGCTGTTCATCGCCATCGCGGCGGCCGAGGTCATCAAGGTCACGCGACTGCGCTCGGTGGGCTTCCCCGATGGCCAGGCCTCCGAGATCGATATCTCGGATTTCGACGACGACTGGGACCAGTTCGTCGCCGGTCGCAAGGCCACGGGCAGCACCAGCATCGAGATCAACTACGATCCGGTGGACCACGAGAAGATCGAGGCTCTGCATGAGTCTGGTGCCATCGTGGACTTCCTGGTCACCGCACCGCTGAGCGAAACCGCTGGCGTTCCGAAGCCGGTCGCTGTTGCTGGCAAGATCACGCCGCCGACCACGGTGGTGTCCAAGCAGTTCCAGGGCTTCGTCCAGAACTTCGCCGTCCAGGTGGCGGACAACGACATCTGGAAGGCCACGATCACGATCCGCGGCACCGGGCCGGTCAAGACCAACAAGGCCACCGGCGGCCCCTGAGTCGCGCTACGGCGTACTTCCGGCCCGCTTCGGCGGGCCACCCCTTTGGCAGAGCGCGCGGACCCTCCGCGTGTTAGCCGTGCGCGGCCCGCGCGCTCTGCCGCCATTCAAGGAAACGGCCAATGAGCAAGACCAACGAAACCAGCGAAGCCCAGCCGGAGCAGCGCACCAGCATTCTGCAATCGTTCACCAGCTTGGGAATGTTCGCCTCCAAGGACGTGCATGCAGACACGATCACCTTGCCCAACGGCAACAAGGCCCAGTTCCACGTGCGCGAACTGCCGGACGCCGAGTTCCGAAAGCTGTGGGGTGAGGCAGATCGCGCCAAGCTGATCGCAGCAACCATCTGCGACGAGGACGGCAAGCCTGTCATGGACGAGGCGCAGGCCGCCCAGCTCAAGCCGCTGGTGGCTGCAGAACTGCAACGCGTGGCGATGAAGCACTCCGGGTTCGGCGACGAGGCCGCCCAGGCTCAGGCTGACGCGGGAAACGGATAAGGCAGCGTGGCGAGGACTGGTTCTGGAGAGTCCTGGCCTGGCACCTGCGTCGCACGGTGTCAGACCTGCAGGCGACCATGTCCCGGCGCGAGTTTCTGGAGTGGTGGGAGTTCCACAAGCGGAACCCCATCGACCCCGTCAGCCTCCACCTCAAGCCCGCTGCCTTCGCCGCCTACATCACCGCATCGCATAGCCAGGCCGGCGCGAAGCGAGATTTCCAGCATTACCTCGATGCGCTGGTGCCGCGTTCCGACGACGACGAGGCGCATGACTGGTTTGAATCACTTGGATGATCCATGGCCGATACCTTCGGGCGCTTTTCGGCGCTCCCCATTGGCCCTCTGCTCGCTGCGCGCGACGGGGGCCTGACACTCTCCACGACGGCCGCCGCCAACGGCGCCAGGTGCGCGCGGTCCGACTTCGCGCTGGGTAGCGGCACGGTAGGGGTGGAGTTCGCCGTGTGGGGCGAGGACGCGCTCGCCGCGGTCGTGGGGTTTGTGACTCCGGCCGCATCGCTCAGCCAGTCGCCGGGATCCAATGCCAACAGCATCGGCTGGGAACTGGCTACCGGACGGCTGCTGCAGGGTGTCGGCGCCATCGCCACCGGCCTGCCCGCCGTAGTTCATGGCGATATCGTTGGCCTGCGCATCGCTTTCGGTAGCCCGTCGCGCCTGCAGCTTTACGTGAACGGCGCAATGGTCCACCAGCGCGACATGCTGCTCAGCGGACCGCTCCACTTCGCGGCGGGGTTGGCCGCCACAAAGGCCGGCGGCCTGTGCGTGGCGGTGAACGCTGGCCAGTGGGCGCCGCGAAGCGAGGCAGCAGCTGCCGGCTGGCGGCTGGATGCTATGGCTGTCGCCCCAATCCGGTTGGCCGACGCTGATTGGCTCAGTGCCCCGGGCGACAGCCCGGCCAACGCACGGTTTGAGGGGTTGATTGCCGAGGGCGTCAACCTGGTGCAGGAGCTGAGCTTCTGGCCGTGGGGTGGCGACCCTGTTTCGCAGACGGCCGCAGCACAGTGCGTCGTCGCCGACGCAGAAGGGCTTCTGGACGCCATGGCGCTGTCGGGCGCCTCGGGCGAACCGGTGCGGATCCTGATGGTGGATGAATCGGCGATGCTGGCCGACGCAGCACCGGTGTTCCGCTGCGCGATCGATCAGATCGAGATCAACGACGACGGCAGCAAGACCTTGCACCTGCGGGATGCCCACGACTACCTGGGGCTGACCCTGAACCGCGGGGTTTTCCTCCCCAACGTCGAGTCGCTGGCCTGGAAGCCCCAGCCGGTGGTGATCGGTGCCGTGGCCAGTGTTCCGGCGGCAGGCGGCAACTCAGACGCAACGGCGATGTTCGTCGCGGACGGGCGTGTTTACGTCGACGCGGTGATGGACCGTGGCGACCTGATGGAGGCTGGCACGTTCAGCGTATCGCCGGATGGTCAGCAGCTGCTGATGAAGTCGCCGCCGGTTATGCCGGTGGTGGCGGACATGTCCAGCATCGGGCCCGCCATGGCGCCGGCCACCCTCGCCGCTGCTGTCGCGGATGTGATGGCCCGGCTGGGGAGCGGGGCATGGTCGCTGGCCGATTGCCAGGCGGTGGATGCTGCAACCGGCTATGCCGGGATCGGATACTACGCAGGGTCGGCAGTCACCGGCCGCGACGCGTTGAACGCGATGCTGCCGAGCTTTGGCACTGGCTGCTATCAGGACGCAACTGGTGTGCTGCGGTTTGTCCGCGTGGCGGCGCCAGAGGCGTTCACCGGCCCGATGGCGTTTGAGCTGTCTGAGGCGGACCTGGCAACCGACCTGGTTGGCGTCCCCGATGACGCCCCGAATCTGACGCGGCGGATGGCCTACCGCCCCAACGCGCAGGCCTTGGGTGCGTCGGATCTGGTCACCGACGTGGTTGACGTGCCGCAGGCGCGGCGCGACGAGCTGACCGCCCTGTACCGCGGCCAGGTGTACGCAGCCGGTCCGCTGGACGCGCACTACCGCCGGGCCGATGCGGCTGATCCGGTCATATCGCTGTTCTGGCGTTCTGTCGATGCCCAGGCCGAGATCGACCGGGTGGTGGGCATCTACCGGCAGCAGCGATTCTTCTACCAGTTCACCGTGCGCGGTGATCAGCAGCTGGCGCCGCTGCCAGGGCAGGTTGGCCGGCTGACCTATGGCAGGTACGGCCTTGCCGATGGAAAGCCGGTGCTGGTGCGCCGGGTCGAGCGCAACCCTGCCACGGGCGATGTGGTGATGACGGTGTGGGGGTAGCAGCGTGCTTATTGGATTTGGAATGCCGGCGGTTACGACTGCCACCCTCACCGGCGGAACCTGGCTCACGTCCGATCAGGGCTCGGCACTGTTCGACGGTAAGCCGGGGCGCGCATCGCGCATCCGGCGCACCGGCTCCCTCGCGATCACGGTCACGTTAGCGCAGGCCATCGTGCCGGGCATCTTGGCTGTCCTCGGCTTGAGCGTGCCGGCCGGCGTGCAGGTGCGGGCTGCCGGAGCGGTCGGTACGACCATCAAGCTGCCGGATGGCAGTGTCTGCGCCTGGCTCTTTCCTCAAGGAACAGCGGCGGTGTCGGTGGTGTCGGTCGAGATCGTCACGACGGACACCAACGTCGACATAGGGGAGATCGCAATCTTCCGCGCGGTCGATGTTGGAATCGGCGACGGCTGGGGCGTGGTTCTGGTCGACAGCAGCGCCCACACCAGGACCAAGGGCGGACAGTTGAACACGGTGGATGGCGCGCTGTATCGGCGTATGACGTGCAACCTGTCCGGAAGGCCTACCGAGATTGTGCGCGGCGGCGGTCTGGCCGGTGGTGTGGACTGGGAGACGGTGGCTGCGGCGATGGCCGGGCGTCGTCGGTCGTGCGTGGTTCCCCAGTACAGGGACATGGCTACGAAGGCGCTCAACCCAGCGCTGGCGGCGCGCTCGGCCATTTATGGCTACCCGACCCAGCTGCCGAGTGCCGAGAACATCAGCCGCAACTACTTCTCCGGAACCATGGAGTTTGAGGAAGTGCCCGCCTAGCAGCAACTATTTGAGGCCCATCATCCGGGCTGGCATTATGCCTTGACTCTATAGGGGGCAGGGGATGATGAAGCAGGTAGTTCTAGCGGGATTGTTGGTTCTGGCGCTGCCGGCAGCAGCACGCGAATCACAGGAACCAGGTTATGGCAAGCCGCCAACGTACGGCGAGGCGGTAGAAATCGCCTTCACTACTATCGGCGGCATCATGCGTGATCCCGCAAGTATGTACGGGTTTTCGATTTCACGCCCTGTAGCTACCTGCATGAGGCGCGGTCATCCTGGAAGATCAGAAGTATGCGGCTATCGCATGTGCGTCGTGTTGAACGCCAAAAATGCGTTTGGTGGCTACGTCGGGTTCCGAACTTACACCCTGATTTCGACGCCTCAGAGAGGCCCGTTCTTCTGGGAAGGGGGATGTACGGTCTCTGAGCCTTGGCAGGGTGATCCTCCGGTCGATGTGCGGAATTTCTGCACAGACAATCCCAAGCACAGCGCATGTAAGGATGGGTTCGCCGAATCGTTCGTGGCGCCTACGCTGCAGGAGAGTATCGCTAAGCCCGCGTGGATGACTGGTGCTGGGAGCAGTAGCAACAGCAAGCCAGAGGTGGTGGCGTCGTGCAGTGATGAGTTTAAGGATCAGTTGAGGGCAAAAGGAATGTCCTATAAGGACATTTCGGAAGTCTGTATCGACTAAAGCAATCAAATTTGAATCTAAAGCCCGCCTTGAGCGGGCTTTTTTATTGGGGAAGCCATGAGCCTGTATACCCTAACAGTCGACTTGTTGCTCAAATCAGGCTCTTTCGAACGCGACAGTGGAAAGGCCGCAAGGGTCGTCAAGCGCGACATGGCAACGATCCAAGCGTCAATGTCTGACGCCGCGCAGCGCGGAGCCGATCAGGTTGCATCTGGATTCCGCAGGGTTGCGTCCGAAGCTGTGGGTATGACCTCGGCGCTGGCTGCGGCAAAGGCGGTCATCGGCAAGGCCGACGAATGGACGAATCTGAACAACCGGCTTCGCCTCGTGACGAAGGACCAAGCTGCCTTCGTTGCCGCCCAGCAAGATGTTCTGCAGATTGCAAAGGCAACCCGCCAGCCGCTGAGTGCCACCGCTGAGCTGTATCAGCGCATCGCGATGAATCAAGAGGCGCTAGGACTTTCCGGTGCTGGCTTGGCGCGAGTAGTCGAGACCATCAGTAAAACCATGGTTATCAGTGGCAGCAGTGCTGCCGCAGCTGAAGGTGCCCTGATTCAGTTGGGCCAGGCGTTTGCTTCAGGAACGCTGCGGGGCGAAGAGCTGAATTCCGTGCTGGATGGCGCGCCGGCACTTGCCCAGGCCATAGCCAAGGGGCTGAACGTACCAATCGGCAAACTGCGTGAGATGGGCCAGGCCGGGCAGTTGACCGCCGATCAGGTTGTCAAAGCTTTGCAGCAGCAATCTGCGGCGGTCGACGATGACTTCGGGAAGATGACTGCGACGGTCGGGCAGTCGATGACCCAACTGAATACCAACCTGTCGGAGATGATCGGCCGCGCCGACCAGGCGACGGGGGCATCGCAATCGCTTGCAGCGGGTATCGGGCTTGTGGGTAGCAACCTCCAAACAGTTGCCATAGCAAGCGCTGCGTTCGCGTCCGGCCCGCTCCTTAAAAACCTTCTGGCACGCGTTGCGGCTACGAACGCAGGGGTTGCAGCTGACAGGGCAGCTGCCGCGCAGAACGTGGCGGCGGCACAGCAGCTTGAACTGCGCACCCGTGCCGCCATGCTGGATGCTCAGGCAGAGGTGCGGCGCGCGGCAGCGATTGGTGGAAGCGTGTCTGTGAGTTCCAAGGCGGCTGCCGCAACCTTGGAGCATCGCCAAGCTGTCCTTCTGCTTGCGCAGGCCCAGGGCCAAGCTACGGTTGCCAACGCCAGTTGGGTCGCGCGCGCTGGCGCATCGACACTTGCTTTGCTGGGTGGGCCGGCTGGCATCGTCACTATGTTGGCGACCGCAGCCGCTGGCTGGCTGATCTTCCGAGACAACACCACGACGGCATCAGCTGCATTGGTTGACTTCAGCGGCGCTGCCGACACAGCTATCGAAAAATTCGGTACGTTGAATCGCCAACTGCAGGCCGGCGAGATGCTGCGGCTGCAGAGGGAGATGGCAGCTGGATTCAGCGATCTTACGGATTCAATCGACAAGATGGTTGGTGCTGCTGCGTCGGATGTTGGCGGGCTGCGGTTCCGCGAGTTCTCCACGGAGGTCAGAGGGCTGCGTGAGGAACTTCGGTCTGGAAGCATCGATGCGGACACGTTCGCTTCAAGGGTTGCAGCAGCGAACGAGAAGCTGCTCGATGGTGCACCTGCCGCAAAGCGCATCACTGACAAGTTCACTGAACAAACGGCGGCGGCAGCGTCGCTAGCGCAGACGTACGAACAGCAGAACCGTCTGCTAACGGCATTCACCGGCGCTACGACCCAAGCTGCTACCGCGACTGACAGCCTGACGGGGTCCTTCGACGCCCTAGGTGATTCGGCAGGTGCAGCAGGTAAGCGGATTGCGTCGGCTATGCAGTCGCTGCCTGGGCAGCTGGCTCGGGTGGGCAAGAGTGCGGCCGAGGTCGCAAAGCTGGATGTGGGGGACTGGTTCAAGGAAGCTCAGGCCAGTGGTGTCGACTTTTCCAAGCGCGACGACCCGAAGGTCAAGCAGTACATCGAGCAGGGCGCCAAGTACATCCGTTTGCAGTCAGAACTGGCGTCTGCACAGGAGAAGTTCACCGAATCGCGAAAGGCTGCGGCAGCTGCAGATCGGGCAGGAGAGAAGGATCGGAAGGCGGACGCCGAGTCGATCAAGCGCTACAACGAGCAAGCGGCTATGGCTGCTGCAACCATGCGAGGGCCCTTGGCCGAGGCGACCGAGCGGCAAGTCCAGCTGGAGAGGAAGCTCAAGGAATCGCTGGATGAGGGCCAGATTTCGCGTGCTGCCTACAACGTACTTGTGGAGGAATCTGAGCAAGCTCTATCTCAGTCGACGGCTGAGATAAACAAGGCTTTGGCTAGCCCGGAGTCGCTACTGGCGACCATGGACGCCGAAGCTGCCATGTTGGGGAAGGTAGGCAGGGCTCGAGAGTTGTCGCGCCGCCAGATGATGAACGAACGTGACATGCGTCAGGAGCTGCAGCGGGCCGTGGAGGCGGCAGGTAGCAAGGAAGGCCTAGCTTTGGCCAAGGGTGTGGACAGCTACGAGGCCTACGAGCGGTCGATGCTGGCCGCAGCCGATGCATCCGCTGCGCTTTCGATCCAAGTTGAGGAGGCTGCAGCCAATGCCGAGGCGTGGGCAAACGTCGTTCTCGATGGCGTGGACGGCGCTGCCGACGCAATGGCCGACTTCGTGGCCAGCGGGCTGCGGGACTTCAACGGTCTGTGGGACGACCTGAAGGATGTAGCGAAGCAGGGCCTGCGTGACATTGCTCGCGAGCTTCTCCGCCAGAAGCTGGTGATTCCGATCCAGACGCAGATCATGAACGGGATCAACGGACAGGGTGGGGGCCTGAGCCTGCAGAGCATGATGGGCTTGTTTGGTGGGAACGGCACCGCCGCTGGCGGACAGAACCTGGGCAATGTCGCCGGACTGCTGTCGCAAGGTCAGGGTCTGTTTGGCTTTGGCCGCTCGGCCGGTGCGGCATCCGGAACGCTTACCGGCTTCGGAGACGTGACGAGCATGGCTGGTATGACCGGCTCTAGCTTCTCCACACTGATCGGTGGGGGAGGCGCCGGGGCCGGCGCCGGCGCCGCGTCTTCTGCAGCTGCGGCGGTCCCAATCATCGGCTGGATCGTGGCCGGCATGATGAAGAACGCCGAACTGTTCGACCAAGGCTGGGATATTGCCAATGGCGAAAGCTGGGCGGGCAAGATTGCCACGGCCGGTGCTGTGGGGCTGGCCGACAAGGGGTTCCGCGGCCTCGGCTTCAATGACAAGGTGGCGTCGATCCTGTCGGGGTCGAGCATCCACGCGAAGCTGTTCGGCCGCAGCGCGCCCAAGGTGACCGGCCAGGGCATTACTGGCGATTACGGGTTCGGTGGTTTCAGCGGCCAGTCCTACGCCGATATCAAGGCCAAGGGCGGACTGTTCCGCAGCGACAAGAAGTGGACGCAGTACGCTGCGTTGGATCCTGGCATTGATCGGACGTTCGACATGGCGGCGCGGCAGGTTCGCGGCGCGGCCACTGACCTGGCCAAGCAGCTCGGCGTGGACCTGTCCGGGCAGCTGGCCGGGGTCAAGGTGTCGCTGGGCAAGCTGCAGCTGTCGGCGGATTCGGCCGAGGCGAAGGCGCAGCTGGAGGCCTATCTGGCCGACATGACTGATCGACTGTTCACCGAGGCAGTGAAGGCGGCGGGCTTCGGTGGGCAGCTGGACGGCTACTTTGAAGCCTCCGACGTGTTCACGGCGCTGGGCGCATCCATCGAGCTGGCCGTGGGCAATGCGGACCAGCTCGGGCGCGCGCTGAATGGGCTGGAGATCGAGAAGGTCAACAAGGCCGTTGACTACTTCCAGGATCTGGCCAGCGTGGCCGGCACCGACCTGGCCACCCAAGTGCAGAAGGTGACCGGGCTGCTGGGCAACTACGCCACGCTGATGGCCGACGTTTCGAGCCAGCTTCTGACCGGCGACCTGTCCAGCTACCAGCAGCAGGCGCTCAGCATCGAGCGGACCTACCGCCAGCAGGTGAAGTCGGCCAACGACTATGCCAAGGCGCTGGGCCTTTCCGGGGCACGCGCGGAGGACCTGGCCAAGATCGAGGCGTTGCGCGCCACGAACATGGGCAAGCTGCAGGCGCAGATCGACAAGGACAAGAAGGCCATGCAGTACGGCCTGTCGATCAGCGACTTGTCGCCCCTGACGGACCAGGAGAAGCTCAGCGAGGCGATGAAGGAGCTGGAGCGCGCCGTGTCCGGCGGCGACACGAGCGCGGCGCAGGCGGCCGCTCAGGCCGCCCTGGGCTTTGGTCGGAACCTCTACGCCAGCGGCAAGGACTACAACGGCCTCTACGACCAGGTCACCGGTCTGATCGGCGGCATGAAGGTGGGCGACCTCGATATGGAGGACGGCACCAGCATGGGCGCCCTGGCCGATGCAATCGAGGCCCTGCCGGACAACTTCAGCCGCGCGGTGTTCGACCTGGTCGTGAACAACGACGCCCAATCTGCGACCACCACTGCTGTGCAGCAGAGCAACGCGCTGCTGGCGGAACAGAACCAGCTGCTCCGCGACCTCCTTTCCACCACTACTCAGGGCGTCCGCACGTCGGCCAGCTCCGCATTGCGCCAATCGCTTAACGCCTGACGAGGTAACCCCATGCTGCAACGGAAACTCACGCTGGTGGAAATCGGCGGGAGCGATCTGCCGTCCCCGTCGCCGGCCGCGCCGCGGTACTCCAACTGGTTCCCGATGCCGTACAAAGTGGCCACCGTGCCGCCGGTGGAGGGAGTAACCCCGAACCCGGTGGCGGACGGCGTGCTGATCGAATGGGCAGCCGTTGACCAAGTGGGTGTCATCTATGTGATCGAGCGCGGCCCCACCGCGCAAGGTCCGTGGACCGAGATCCACCGCACGACGGAAACCCGCTACCACTACAGCGACGGCAGCGGGCAGAAGTGGTGGTTCCGGATCACCCCGACCGTGCGCGGCAAGGCCGGCGCCGGCAGCACGGTGGAGGCCACCCCGCCGACCACCACTGCCGACCTGGTGCAGCAGCAGGAGAAGCTGGCCGCCGAGACCCTGGCACGGATGCGGACTGACGCGGCCGAAGCTGCCGCCCGCGCGGCTGCCATGGCGCAGGCTGCGCAGGATCTGCTTTCCGAGGCGACGCTGCGCCAGCAGCAGTACGCCGAGGCCATGCAGGGCATCGCCGACGAGGCGCATGCCCGGGCCGATGCGGTCCTGAACGAGAAGATGGCCCGTGAGGCGGCCATCAGTCTGGAGCAGCAGACTCGGCAGAGCGAAGTCGAGTCGCTGGCCCGCTCACTGTCCGAGGTGGCCGCCGGCAGCGGTACGCAGTTCGACAGCCGTGCCATCTGGTACTTCGACCAGACGGTGGAGGGCTGGACCGGCAACGGCACGCCGACGCTGGTGGATGGCTGGCTGCGGCCGGCCAATGCCGCGGCGACCCCTTGGGTGCAGTCACCGGCGGCGCTGGCCGTGGACGGCAGCGCATATCGCTTCGTGAAGCTGCGCGTGAAGCGCGTTGGCTCGCCGACGTGGGCCGGCTTCCTGCAGTGGATCACGCCGACCGATCAGAACTGGAACACGCAGAAGCGCGTGGCCATTGCCGAACCGGCTTGGGATGCCAACGGTGTGGCCACGGTGGACGTGCAGGACATTGCCTGGTGGCCGGGTACGGTCGACCGGATCCGCCTGCAGCTGGGTTCGGCGCAGGCCGTGGCCAACTACTTCCTGATCGATTGGGTGGCCGTGGGCCGCCCGACGCCGGGCGCTTCTGTGGCGCTGGTGCAGGCGGAGACGGTTGCGCGCACCAATGCAATCGCTGCGGAAGCGAGCCAGCGCAACACCCTGGCCGTGCAGATGCGGGGGAACTACACCGGCACCGACCCGTTGCAGCTGACGGCAGGCCTCGCCTACGAGGAGTTGAAGGCGCGCGTGGCGGCTGACAATGCACAGGTGCAGCGCATCAACGCGATGGAAGTGCGCATGCCCGCCGGCGCCGGTGGCCTTGCCACCGCGGCGTCGGTGATCGAAGAAGCACTGGCACGCGTAAGCGACGTTGCCGCGCTGAGTCAGTCGATCACCGCAGTCAACGCTAGGTTGCCCGGGCTGATCGCTCAGGGCGGCAACATGGTGCTTGATGGCAGCTTTGAATATGGCGATGGCATCGGCTGGACCTACGTAAACACGCCGACGATCTCAATCGTGGCTGAGGGCCGGACAGGAAAATGTCTGAGAGTGACTGGCGCCGCCAGCACGCGCACGATCAACGCAAATACCGGCACGAACATGCCGGTGTCCCTTGGCAAGAGGTATCGCGTCAGCGCCTATTATCAGACCGACGCGGACTATAACGGCAGCTCCGGCAACGGCAAGGTGCGAATCGGCAACCAGGACGGTGGTCTGATCGCGGGCCTGGCTTTCGCTGCAGGGCGTACCGAGTGGACACGGGTCGAGTGGGTGGGTACTGCCAGCACGATCTCGGCGCTTCGGCTGAACATTGTCTGTGACCACACCGCTGGCGTGCTGCGCGTTGACGATGTGATGGTGGAGGAAGTGACGGATGTTCTAGCCACAGCCGAAGGGCTGCAGGCACTGACGAACACCGTGCAGATCCAAGGCGGTCAGATCTCCTCGCAATCCAACCTGCTCAGCGCGCTTCGCACGGACGTTGACGGCAAGGCAAGCAACACCGCCTTGCAGCAGCTGCAGTCCCAGGTGACCTTGCAGGGAAGCGATATCACGAGCATCGGCAACGCAGTCAACAGCGTGACCGCATCGCTCGCCGCAGTCGGCGGCGACAACCAGCTTGGAAACAGCGGCTTTGAGGATGGGGCGAGTCCGGGGGCGGTGCCTGGCTGGAGCAACAACAGCGGCGGGCTAGGTGGTGCCACGACTCGCAGACTGTTCGCGGCGTCCACGCTGCCCAATTCGACAAGGGCTTGGCGTTGGGAGCTTGAGAACGTACCGACTACCGGCTATTTGGAGGCAATAAGCAATGCGTCTGTGAAGGCCGCGAAGGTTACCCCCGGAGAGCGGGCAACGCTGTCGGTGAACGTGCGTGGCAGCGCCGGTGCTCGGTACTTCCTGCAGGTGGCATGGATCGACGCCAACAACAGCGTCATCTCCTATACCGGCCTGTCTGGCAACCAGACGTTGGCCGACGAGAGCTGGTCAAGGAAGATCTTCACCACCAACACGGTCGCACCGTCCAACGCAGTGCGCGCAAATTGCTACATCCGCATTTATGGTCTGAACATCTCCGGGCAGTGGGTGGAGTGGGACAATACGCAGCTGCAGGCAGGAGCAGTGGCTACTGGGTATGCTCCCTCCCTCGACGAACTGTCGGTGCAGTCCGCGGCCAATGCTGCAGCCACCAGCGCGCTCAACGTGACCGTGTCGGCATTGCAGGGCACCGTTTCGTCCCAAGGCCAGTCGATCATTGCGGTGAACGCCAGCCTCGACCAAGCCAACCGATCTGGCAGCAACATGGTGGTCGACGGTAGCTTTGAGTCGCGCGCCGTAGGAACGCTGATCCAGTCGTGGGCAGTGATCGCTACCGGGGGGCGAACTGGCACCAACGCACTTCTGGTGTCGTTCGCTTCCAATCTCCGATCCACGTCCCTGCAGACTTTCGACGTTCAGCCCGGGCGCACCTACTACGGGGAAGGGTGGGTCAAACGGGTAGGACCTGGGACCGGAACGATTCAGTTCCGACTGCAGCTCAGTGACAACGGAGCATCGCAGAGCTATCCGAACTTTCAGACCGTCACCCTGGCAAACGTTCCCGAGGACGCGTATCAGAAGGTCAGCGGCAAGATCACCATTCCGGAGGGTAAGAACCGCGCGGTCCTACAGCTGAACAGCTCCAATGCGACCACCAGCGCAACTCAGCTCTTGTGGGACGACTTCCTATTGTTGGACGTTACTGAGGCAAATGCCGCACAGTCCGCCGCTGATGCGGCCGCGGCCGGCGTCAGTTCGCTGACTGCAACGGTGACCCAGCAGGGCCAGCAAATTACAGCTCAGGCCAGCCGCATTGATGGCGTGCAGGTGTCCATGGCCGGCAAAGCTGATGCTTCTGTCGTGCAGGAAATGCGCGTGCAGCTTAACAACCAGGGCGGTGGTGGCAACCTGATTGCAAACAGCACCTTTCCGAACTGGCAGCGCACTGGGTGGGGTTGGGCGTCTAGCATCGGCTATCAGGAACTGGGCAACCCTACCGGCAATGCCGACTTCATCCCGTATGGCATGCCTAGCGCGATTGGCAGCATGCGCCCAGGCGCAACAGGAACCAATCCTGACTTCTATTACGTGACAGAACAACGCATGCCAGTGGAGCAGGGAAGAACTTATTGTTTTTCTGCATACTTCAACACGCACAGAACGCAAGCGCGTATCGGAATCGACTTCTACAACAGTGCCGGGCAGATGATTGCGGGTTCGCCCTACTCGGCGTTCTCAGGGGTTTCGGCAATCGGTCGCGAGGATTTGCGGGCGTACCCGCGTCCGTTCGTTATTGCCAAGCCGCCCGCAGGCGCGGTGTCAATGCGTGTTGCTGTCAACCTGAAAAACACGGGTGAAAATGACCCGTACTTCTGGATGTTCTATCCGATGCTCTCGGTAGTGGCTGAGGGTGCCACACAGCCGCCGCCGTATGAAGCGGGTGACCAAGCATCTGCGCAGTGGAACCTATCGGTTCAGGCCAACGGGACTATTGCGGGTATGCGCCTGGGCGTTACGGGCGAGACGTCGTCGCTCGACATCTTGGCCAGTGCGGTCAACATTCTTTCGCCTGGCGGCGCTGACGGCTTCGAACTGACCAAAGGCTATCTGCGTGTGTGGTCAGGGAACTCGCAGCGGATCATCGGCAACAACTTCGGTGCTGATGGTTTGGTGGACTACTTTGGTCCGAACGTCGGCGCTGGCAACGCGAACAAAGCCAACGCGACTATGTGGATGGATCGCAACGGCAACGCCTACTGGGGCGGGGCTATCGCGGCGGGCATCCTCCGTAACGCAAGCCAGAGCACCAGCATCCAGACAACTGGAGGCAACGTTCAGGTGGGTCCGTTCGATACCAACGGGCGGAACAAGCAGGTGGTGGTTGGATTCAATCGTCAGCATCGCCGGATCAAGAACGCACAGAACGGGCAGGGCTTCGTCGCGGGCGCCGGCACCAATGGCGGCACCATCAACCTGTATCGGCAGCTGGATGGCCAGGCCGAGACGTTGTGGCAGCAGATCCCGATCACCGGCAGCGTCAACATCGTGAATGAGACCGATGGCCCTGACACGGCCGATTCGGCCTGGTCGGCGTCTCTCACGCTGAACGACAACAACAACGGTACGACACGCCGCAGCTACCGCGCCGAGATCGTGAGCTTCACCGAACAGACCGTTACCCACCAGTCGGGGGGCTTCGACAGTCAGACGATCACGCAGAGCCTGTCGATTGTGTCCATCGAGCAGTAAGCCATGCGGGGCTGGCGCTTGCCCCGCTTTTCCTACAGGAGATACACCATGCTTGCACGTGCACAGCTGTACCAGAAGATCGAGAACGCGGACAACCCGGGGAAAGTGCAGTTGATCTTCCGCGCCACCGATGGCTCTGGCGCCATCTTCAACTTTTTCGTGTCCCCACAGGTGGCGGCACCATATATCACGGCCGCCGAGTACGACTTGGGCGCTGAAGAGATCGTGGCTCAATCGCAGGCCTAGGCAAGTTCCCGCTACGCGTCGGTGGAGTGAGTAAGCGCTGATTCGTCAATCTGCGCTCCGACGAGCCTCAGGCCTCGCTGGAGCGCGGTATTGAAATCGCAGCTTCCTAAGCCGGCATGCTGCTCCGAGATATAGGGCAGCATGTTCGCCCAAAGCAGAGAAAGCGTCTGACGGGTGGGATGCGCTGCAATGGTCGCGCGCAAGCCATATTCCAGCGCCTTGATATAGCCACTTTGGGCCTCGAGTTGCGCTTCGACCTGCTCAAGGCGATGCGCCAGCGGAGAGGGGGCGGTGAGCATGGGGCCTCCATAGACAGACGGTAGGGTTGCGGTAATAGTCAGGCGGCCCCGAACGGACCCGAGCCTTGAGCATCCTCAACGTTTTGCTATCGCCGGATCAACTGCTGATCGCTGTGGATACATTGGCGGAGGATGCGCGCACTGGAGCGAAGTCGGCAGGAGCCAAGGTGCTGTTGATCCCGCAGCACAATTTGGCGCTGGCGACGCGCGGGAGCGCGCAGTTCTTTCTGCGCATCTACGAGCTTGCCTTGCAGGCCAGTTTCCGCGCTAACTTCACCATGGAGCAGCTAGGTAGGGAGCTAGGGCTGGTGATTGACCAGCTGTGGCCAGCGTACGAGAAGGCCGCGCTGGAGGCAGGGATTGCACCATCGGCTGTAGGGACAGAGCTCGTGCTGGGCGGATGGTCGCCGCGAGCGAACCGTATGGTGGCCACGGCATATGCCAAAAGCGTCAGCGGAGAGCCCGCTCGACGGCAGCCGCTGGAGGGTGACCTGGCCTTCCCTGGGGAGCCATTGAGAGGCAGGCCGGATAGCTTCGAGCTGGAGGCGGTGCTGGAGGCTGGCCGAATTCAGGCGTCTTGGCTGAACAACATCAGCGGGCGCCAAGTCGCAGGCGGCCGCCTTCTGTGTTTAAGCTTGAGCAGATTGAGAGGGAATTTGACCGACCTAGGAGCGATATAGATCATCTGGATCGATCCCAGCCGATCTCAGCATTCGATCGCGCCTAACCTGCTGCGTCCACTCTGCGTAGAGGGTTTCATGATTGACATGCGCAATACCTTGGCAAAATGAACATGTCAGCTCAAGCCCAGCAGAGACTTTCGAAAAGCCCATCCGTGATGTAAGTCGACACTCCTTGTCACACGTCCCGCATCTGCACTGTATTGCCTGAATGTTGTCAAGCATGCCGTTCGGCTGCAGCGAAGCTCGGATCCTCAGGATCCGAAATGAGCTAGGGGTAAGCATGTGTCTAGCCAGCTGGGGCCGGACACAGACGCAAACGATTTTGCGCCCGAGAAGAGCCAAGGAGCTGGATTTTACCCTGATCCAAGTGTGCTTCGCATGATGGGTGACTCTACGGAGGCAATTGGCTCGGAAAAGCACTCACGCAGAAATGATTGCCCAGCAGCCACTGGCGATCTCTTCCGCCCCCGGGTCGCCGCGCAAACTGGAGCGTCGCTGCAGGTGCTCCTTCAACTCCAGTAGCCAGGCAGGCCGATCACCATGAGGGTTCCTCACGTAGATGTCACATGCCAAGCGAATTATGGGGGCAACCTCATGGCGAAAGTTCAACGCTGGAAGGGAACCGGCGTTGAAGGCCAACTCCCAGTGGGCTAGCTCTCTTGCGATGTCGACATAGTCTTTGTTGCGGCGGCTTTCCATGGCAGTTCTCCTTTGGACGCTTGAACTCTACTCCCTCGATGGTGCAGCCGTTTGCGGCACCGTTCATAAAGCGGGGCTAGCGCCACGCTTAGGTAACAGTGAGTAGAGGAGTGTTTGCAGGGCAGCATCAGCTGCATTGGAGTGACGCATGAACAACATCGAGAAAGGCCAAGCAGCAAACAATAACGACACCAACGATGCAAAGCGCGCTGGCCAGCAAGGGCAGCAGGGCCAGGTCGATGGCGAAGAGCTCGGCGGCGCCCCAGGTGGAAAGGGCGCGAAGGACCCGCAGAAGCAGCAGCAAAGCAGCCAGGATGGCGGCCAACAGGGAAGTAGTAAGGAAAAGCTGGGTGAGCAGCAGAACGCTCGTCGATAGGGCACAACGAGAAGCCGCGCCTTGCGCGGCTTTCTTCTTGGCTGGGAGGAGCTAGGATCAATGGCTTTGCACGAGCAAGCGGTAAGCTTAATGACCAAGATCATGTACCAGTCGCGGCCTGCTGGTACGACGACTATGGGTTCATGCCGATCCTGCCATTCTCCAAGTCCGGGGGGAATGGAGTGTGCTCGCTGCCTAACGGAAGAATTGGGAAGAATCATAAAGAACCGCGGGGCCGCGATCCGCTGGCTTGATTCTTTCCTAAAGGTCCAGCAAGACGAGGCTCAGGTATTTTTGTGCGCTAGCCGTGCCAATCCTGATCCATGCGCCTGAGATTTCAAGAGTATTGGATCGAGCATGAGCTTTCACATCAGCATTTACGACAGGAACGGCAGAGGTTTGCGGCTTCCCAAAGGCTGGTGGATTGATCTATCGCGTGAGTGCCCGGCGCTGGTCAGGCGGTCGACACGGATTGATCTGCCAATGTCTTCAGTTGACGAGCATCCCAGGATAGACCCTGTCGTCTTGATGGATCTTCATCGTCGTATAGAAGGTGCCCAATGGCTGACCTAGAAAAATACGACCCCGTATGCGTGCGCTGGCTCAGCTTTCGCCTGCGAAACGGGCAGTCAATCGGTCCTGAAAAGCTGAAGGCTGTATGGTCAGATGCTGCCGAGACAAACAGCTGCAGCGTCCGCAGAGAGCACGGCCCTGACGGTCATGTTGTCTATGTGCTGTACGCGTCGCGTGGTCTTCCGATGCCGCGGAGGGCAGAAATGCGTTTGCGATCACTGCTCGAAGACGCTGGATATGCGTTCACCATGGGAGCAATTGCGGGCCGACATCCGGTCGGTGGGTAAGGGTCCCTTCGTGGTCCTGAATCGGCGAAGGGTCATCGCAGGCTGTGCGACGGCGAAGCGTAAGCATGCTCGGCATGCTCCCTTCCCTCGGCTACCAAGGCTTTCGCACTGCTCCTATCCCGTCCGGGTGGGTGCAGAGGGGCGAGCGCTGGGCGCTGTGGTGGAACGGGCGCGAGGTGGCGAGCGTCACCCCGACCTGCGAGGGTGCCTACCGCCTCCATCTGAACGCCCTGAAGATGTGGCAGACCAAGAGCGCCCCGGTTGCCAGCGTCCGCCAAGGCAAACGCTTCGGCGAGCGCTGGTGTGCGGCTAGGCTCCATCCGGACCTGCCGCTGCCTGAGGCTGTGGCGCGCCTGACCGACAGCACGCCGCATGCGCCGGCACCGCCGCTGCCTGGCCTGCCCCCGACACGCGAGCAGCTGCAGCAGGCCCAGCGACTGAACGAGGCGGCTGCGGCTGCGTCCGCCCGGGTGATGGCGGCGCTGGAGCCGATCCGGCCGCCGGCGGAGACCAAGCCCAGGGCGACCGATCCGAGAAAGGGGCGGCTGAGCGCGAGCGGGCGGCAACACCCCCGCGTCTGACCGCTTTGCTTCCAGAAAACTCCGTATGGCCCCATTGCGCCGCAAGGGCTATGGCCAGCGGGTTCCAGAAATCAATTCAATGCAAGTCTTTGATTCGTGTTCAGAGTCAGGCAGACTTCTAAGCCGGTGTTTTATGTTGGCCCCCATCTAGAAAGGGATGCCAACGTCGGTTATCTCAAACGGCCCCTCAAATTTGGCGTGGCGTTTGAGAATTTTCGATATTTCAGCTTTAAGCTGATTGTCTTCGTTCAGGGATTCAATACCTTCGTCTTTATCGATTTCGATCTGAAGCTTTCCTTCATCTGCGCTTAGGTATATTTTCTCGACCTGTCTTCCCAGTCTGAGTCGTCCAATAGCAGCATTGATGTCATACTTGAGCCAGAAATCTAGCTTTTCCAAGAAGTATGCTTGAACTTCTTTTGAGGAAAGTATGGCGGCATAGCTTTTCTGTATCTCGCTGGAGAAGAAGCGACCATTGTGCTCATGTAGCGCGTTAAGATCTTTAATCCATGCGTCTATGTGAGCCTTGTTTAGAAAGTGCACTGATGCGGACGTATCTTTCTTCTTTACCATAAATCGAGAGAAGCAGGTAATTCGATCTATTTGACGTACCTGTTGCTCTGAGTTGGTGAATTGGACGTCGACCATTGGGGCATCCATGACTGTGTGTAGAGAGAGCTGGTAAATCCTCTTTCCCACCGACTTTGACTCGCGACGCTTGCTCACCTCGTGGTCTAGTGCTTTTAGTAGTCCAGTCACTGAATCGTAGTACGGCTTGTCATTATGGATTTTTCCATCTTGACCAATCATTTGAAATGCGAATATGTCCCGGCTTGCTATGAGTAAATTCTTTACTGGCTTGGCTATATCTTTATAAAAGCGATCTTTCCAATCGGATGACGCTAGATGTGCCTTCAGTGGCTGCAGGCGGGAGGTATAGTGCACGGGCTCCCAGTCTGCGTTGGGATCCCGTCTAGATCGATCGCGCGACATGAACGCTGCGGTGTTGGTGGCATCCTTCTTACAGCTAATGAGAGCCCCCGTTATAACGTGGACATTATCAAAGCGAGCGATTTTGTAAGCAATAACATCGAGCTCCCTGGCCTGCTCACTAACGTCATCGACGTAGAAGCTGCCATTGATCGTCAGCCATCCGGCCTCCTGCAATGCAGTCACAACTTTGTGCTCAAGCACAAATCCAGTCTTCGCAATCCCCTCTAAAATTTTGTCATCCGTGGCTGCTGGCATATTGTCTCGGTCTGTGCTTATTTATTAAGTGAGTAAATTCGTGTAAGCGTGAGTGGAAAGAATTCTGGGTGTGCTAGGTCTGGCGACCACGGTCGTCAACGACATCTGCGCAGCCACTTGCGAAATTATCTAGCTCACCGCCTACTATTGCGGCAAGGTACGCAGTCTTCTTCGCTGCCCTCCTGGCATCAGATCTCTTCTCTCGCCAGACTGTCATCCAGCCGCCAACCAAGACTCCAAGCAGGCCAATGAGCGCGGGTGAGACGACCTGCGCTAGCTTCCAAGCTCCTGACCAGAATGCGTCCATGCTGTTCCCGCGCTCATGTGTGGCACTGTTGTATCTGACTCAGTCTTGCTCCGCAATCTCCAGGAAGGCGAGCTGGGACAAGCGGATTTTGCAACTGTCCAGACTCTTTTTGCGGAGCGGAAACGTCAGGCAACGCCTTGTTTCTCAATGGAAATGCTTTAGCTTCCCAAGCTACTGACGAGGGTTCGATTCCCTTCGCCCGCTCCAGCTTCCAGAACCCCGGTAACGGCCGCGCCGTTGCCGGGTTTTTTTTTATCTGCCATGGGCCCGTTTTCCAATAATCCTCATGGCGGGCAGGGCCGACGGCCCGCTAGCGTTCTTCAACGTCAAAGGAAACCCGAAGCATGAAGAACCGCAAGGATGTCGTCACCCTGCTGCACCAGATCTTCCTGTCTGCCGGCACCGGCTCCAACAAGCAGCTCGAAGCGGTGCGCGCGCTGGGCCGCGCTGGTGGCCCGCACGCCGCGCAGCTGATCGAACAGATCTACCGTGACGCTTTCAGTGGTTCGACCCTGCAGATGACCTGCGTGGCGGCACTGGGTGAAGCCGCGCGGGGCTGCGCCGCAGGCGCGGAGGACAGCGACTGAAGGCACGTCGACAGGCCTGTGCCGACAGCATCATCCCGCCGCAACGCCGCCGCGCTATGCTGCGCGCCTGCCGTCCACTGCCACCGCGATGAAGCTCGCCATCCTGTCCCGCAACAGCTCGCTGTACTCCACCCGCCGGCTGGTCGAGGCGGCCCGTGCACGCGGGCATACCGTCCGCATCCTTGACCCGCTGCGCTGCTACATGCGCATCGCCGCCGATGGATTTTCCATGCACTACAAGGGACGGCCGATGACCGGCGTGGACGTGGTCATTCCGCGCATCGGTGCCTCCATCACCCGCTACGGCACCGCCGTGCTGCGCCAGTTCGAACTGATGGGCGCGCGCACCCCCAATCCGTCCGACGCGATCCTGCGTTCGCGCGACAAGCTGCGAGCGCACCAGCTGCTGGCGGCCAAGGGCATCGACATGCCGGTCACGGTGTTTGGCGACAACCCGGATGACACGGTCGACCTGCTGTCCATGCTCGGCCCGCCGCCGCACGTGGTGAAACTCAACGAGGGCACCCAGGGTCGCGGCGTCATCCTCACCGAGAAGGCCAGCGCCTCGCGCGGCATCGTCGAGGCCCTGCGCGGGCTGTACGCCAACTTCCTCATGCAGGAGTTCATCGGCGAGGCCAAGGGCGCGGACCTGCGCTGCTTCGTGGTGGGCGACCAGGTGGTGGCCTCCATGCAGCGGCAGGCGCCGGAAGGCGACTTCCGCTCCAACCTGCATGCCGGTGGCACCGCAGTGCCGGCCAAGGCCAGCCGGGCTGAACAGCAGGTGGCGGTGCGCTCGGCCAAGGCGCTGGGCCTGTCGGTGTGCGGGGTCGACCTGATCCGCTCCGAGCGCGGCCCGCTGGTGCTGGAGGTCAACTCCACGCCGGGCCTGGAAGGCATCGAAGCGGCCTGCCAGGTGGATGTGGCATCGCGCATCATTGCCCACGTCGAGAAGATTAAAAAGCCTTGATTATCAATTATTTGAAATTTTCCTGAAGGATCGCCGCCGGGTTTAACACGCCTTTAATCGGGCCCGGCGTAGGCTTCAGCGCACCGCAGCTCTGCCTCTCAGCAGGATCGGTAATCGGGATACGACTTCAGACCCAGGCGGGTAGACCGCCTGGGTCTTTTTTGATGCCCGGCCCGGCCCCGGCGGACCCCGGTCAAAGGTCCCTTGTGGCGGAGCGGGGCGGCTCGTAGAGTTGGGCCTTCGTTCCGGGGTGGATCGGGGTGTTGGCGATGTACCGCATCACCATGGTTGCGCTGTTGCTGGGCCTGTCCGCGGCCGCCCAGGGCGCATCGGAAAAACCCGTGGTCCAGATGGATCGGCAGGCCCCGGTGGCCGAGCAGGTGCGCAAGGTCGAAAAGGCGCTGGACAACGGCGAGTACGCCGAGATTTCAGCCGATGACCGTGCCCAGGTCCGGCAGTCGCTGGAGCGCATCACCCTGCGTGTGGGCGACCGGCAGACGGCGCAGGAACTGCCGCCAGCAGCGCAGAACTGA